CATTTACCCCTAGATGCTACACTTCCAACATCTACCCCTCTGGCTACTCAATGCCCGGAACACACCATAGGCCACGCAATGATATTGGGTCCAGAAAAGACGTATGATGACTGGCAGGATGCCTTGGAGGTCGAATGTGCGCGCCCCTATGAGGAGGAGAGGAGCTTGCATCCAATGATCATAACGAATGGTCTAATGTATGCTCCCTCAGGTGCCGCTGCCACGTTGCTCACAGCGCTGGTACACAGAACACACAAAGATCCTATGCCTGGTTCGGACCGCGTATCGATCATGTGGAAGTGGGTTTCTGTCTATCGGCGCATGGAACCTTTGTTCCCTCCCCCCGATTTTCGTCGCTATACCTTAGAGGAGGTGACGCAGAAAATGGGAGGTGTGAGACAGCGGCGCATCTTGGACGCGGAGAAGAGGTGGCTCGAGGGCAAAAGCGGGCGCCTCACCAAGAAGATCTTCCCGAAAACTGACGAAACGATCGTGGCAAAAGACATTGGAGGGACGTTGACGATTAAGCCTAGGGCGATTGTCAACTTGGACCCTGTCTACCATGCCATGCAAGCCTCGACATCGAAAGTTCTCATGGAAACTCTGAAAGATTATTGGGATGGAACAAGAGTCCACATCTTCAGAGACCAGGAAACAGAGAAAGATTTCGAGATTCGGATCATAGTGGCGTGTGGATCTACGCACGACCGCCTGAACGAAATCGGGGCCATTCTTCTCAGGGGAGAGAATGTAATCGTTGTGTCGGGTGATGACTCAATTGCGTCAGTCAAGCTGAGACGAGGTTCTCAGATGCCCCAGTATCTTGAGGGGGATCTGAGCATGTGTGATCAGTCAGAGAACGAAGAGGTGTTGAGCGAGTACACCATGCCGTTCATGAGACACATGGGAGTGGATGATGAGACAGTCGACGGTTACTATCGATGTTGCACAGAGTCCTACACCTGTCGTCGCAAAGGTCTGTATGTGAAGGGCAGCACTAGAGCCCAGATGCCTACAGGCACCACAGCCACGGTTTTGATTAATAGTCTCAACGTGGCTGGTGCGATGGTCTTTTCCATCACCAGCGACACCCCCACGGAATATGAGCACAATTTCCGTAAGTTGGGGTTCAACTTGAAGATGCAGGAGCACACACGCCTCTGGGGAGCAACATTCCTCAAGGGTTGGTGGGTTCCGACGGTCTATGGCGATCCTTGTTGGTTGCCTTTGCCTAGTTGCGTCATCAAAATTGGGAAGGTACAGAGGTCACCTTCGGCGATAACCCGTCTCAAAGACGCGCGTGCAGCCCTTCAGGCTTGTGCCTGGGCCTGTGCGCGAGGTTATGGGGAGATACCTTTGGAGTATCCGATTGTTGGGCCTTTCATCCACAAGATGTTGGAATTGGGAAAGCCCACGGAACTCGAGGCTCCGATTGAGCGCTACGAACGTGTGCTTGTTCGGGATGTCCCCCCATTGAACCGGGAATTTATCCTTGATCTGATCTGTGAAAGGTATTCCATCTCTGTAAGACAGGTGGAAAGCTTTGAACGGTTGGTGTGGAGTGTCAGCTCCCTTCCCGCTTATGTCTCTCACCCAATCTGTCTGAGACTGCGGGATGTCGACTATGGCTAATCGCCGTGACCGGATAGACCACACCTCCTGCCACCGGAGGTGGAAACCCGTTTGCGTGGGTATCCTGGTTAGCTATTAGGGGGTTTTGTAATTTGTGTGTAATGTCTGTCGGTAAAGTATCTTTGGCTGAGGAAAAGTTAGACGCACTTGAATCAAAACTTGGGTTAACACCCGCAGGACGCGCATGGCTATTGTGTGCGCTGGATCCGTTTCATGACACTGAGATCACGGTGAAAGTTTTCCCTGACGGAGAGGAAGGGAAATCAGTCGTTCAATGTTTCAAACAAACCGCGACATTCGACAGGGGAAGCCTTGCCGAAG